CTACCGCAAAGCCCCGGCGGGATATTTTCCAGGGGTCTGCGGCCGCATCGGTCACCCCGCTTCTTCGTTCCTTTCAAGCGGATGGCATCCTTCCCGATCGGTGCGGTCACAAACCCCTGGAAAACCGCTTCTGAAAGGAGTGCATCATGCCCATGACGCCTCCGTTCTCGGACGAAGCCCATGAGAAGAAGATGATAGCCCTGGCAATGGCCCAGGCCGAGTCGCTCATGGAGTCCGGAGACGCTCCCCCGGGTGTCATCCTGCACTTCGTCAGGCTGGGATCCGAGCGATCCAAGCTCGAGATGGAGAAGCTTCGGGCCGAGAACGAGATGCTACAGGCCAAGACCAAGGCCCTCGAGGCCCAGGCGCGATCGGACGAGCTGTTCCAGAAGGCCCTCGACGCCTTCGCCGGCTACAGGAGCTCGGCGGGCGACGATGATTAGGACCTACAGCGAACTGTCCCGCCTCGAGACCTACAGGGAACGATTCGACTACCTGAAACTGCTCGGAACGCCCGGACGCGAGACCTTCGGCTTCGCCAGGCGCGTCAACCAGGCGTTCTACCAGTCCAAGGAGTGGAAGTGGGCCCGCGTGAACGCGATCGCCCGCGACATGGGGTACGACATGGGGGTCGTCGGCTATCCGATCGGCTCCAAGGTCATAGTCCACCACATGAACCCCCTCACCGAGGAGGACATCCTCTTGGGGGACCCCGCGATCCTCGATCCGGAGTTCCTGATCTGCGTCTCGCACAACACCCACAACGCGATCCACTACGGATCGTTCGATCTGCTCCCCCAGCCCGTGATCGAGCGCGCTCCGGGGGACACGACACCCTGGAGGTGACATGAGCTCGATCCTCAGGGACGTCAAGCAGACCCTCGGCGTCGATCCGGACGACCGGACCTTCGACATCGACCTGAGTCTGCACATCAACTCCGCTCTGGCCATCGTCCACCAGATCGGGCTCAGGATCGAGCCGCGCGTCGTGGACGACAGCCTCGAGTGGGAGAACCTCTACATCGGAACGTACCTCGATCTCGTCCGAGAGGTCGTCGTGCTGCACTGTCGGCTCGCGTTCGACCCGGCCGGGTACTCGTTCGTCAACTCCGCCCACGAGAAGCTGCTCGAGGAGGCCAAGGTGAGGCTACAGTACGCACTGGAGGTGCCGTCGTGATCATCAACGGCGATATTCTCGCCCAGTTCGGCGTCAGGGGCATGAAGTGGGGTGTCCGCAAGCCCACCACCCGCGGGTCGACACCCCCGTCCAAGCGGGCGCCGAAGGAGGGCGGCGAGAAGCGCCAGTCCCTCGACATGCACTCCATGAGCGACACCGAGCTGCGCAACGCCATCAATCGCATCAAGATGCAGAAGGAGTACGCGCAGCTCACGGCCCCTCCGCCCAAGGAGAAGGGCCGCGGCCGTCAGCTCGTCGAGAACATCGTGTTCTCCTCCGCCGAGGCCGCCGGCAAGAAGGTGCTCACGGGCGCTCTCACGAACGTCCTGGAGAACGCTCTTCCCCCGGCCCTTCGCGGAAAGCCAGAGAAGTCCAAGGCCGATCAGGTCGCCGAGAAGGTCCTCAAGGGCCTGAAGGGCGAGAAGAAGGCGGACGAGGGCGGAGACGAGTCCCCGGGCCCGGAGAAGCCCAAGCCCGGTCCGCAGAAGCCATCCCCCGGCAGCGGACCTCTTCCGGCCCCTCCGAGCCCCGCGCCCTCGGGCGGTGGAGCCCGCCAGGCGCCTCCTCGCCGCTCGTCCGGTTCGCGTCCGAGCAATCCGTTCAGAAGGAGCGGCGGCAGTGCTAAGAAGTCGTCTCCGCCCCCCGTCGACGTCCCGGACGCCACCGTGAGGCCGAAGCCCTCGGGACCCGCGCCCGTCGCGGCGATCCCGAGCAAGCCCTCAACTCAGGGCCGTCCCGGTCATTCGGGTTCGGGCCGCTCGTACAACAACGATTCGTCGAGCACCGATCGCAAGGGCGGGGGCGCCACCCAGGGCCGTCCCGGAACGACCGGGAAGCGCAAGCGCCGCAAGTGGCCGTTCGGTCACGGCGATCTGGACGGCATCGTCGTCGATATTCTGGGCGAGATGGACTGATGCTCTCGAACACGGCGGTTCCACGCTATTACGCCGAGTTCCGGGACAAGGTCCTCCGCGGCGAGATACCCGTCTGCCGCGAGATCTCGATGGAGATGAACCGGATCGACGCCCTCGTGGCCGACCGGAACATCTGGTACGACGACGAGGCCGTGGAGGGCTGGATCCGCTACTGCGAGGCCGAGTTGACGCTGACCGACGGCGAGCCGCTGGTCCTGCTCGACTCGTTCAAGCTGTGGGGGGAGCAGGTCTTCGGCTGGTACTACTACACCACCCGGTCCGTATACGTCAAGGACGAGAACGGACCGGGTGGGCACTTCGAGCAGCGCCGCGTCCTCAAGCGCCTGATCGACAAGCAGTACCTCATCGTCGCCCGGGGCGCCGCGAAGAGCATGTACGCGTCGGTGATCCAGAACTACTTCCTGAACATCGACACGTCCACGACGCACCAGATCACGACCGCCCCGACGATGAAGCTCGCCGAGGAGGTCATGAGTCCGTTCGCGACCGCCATCACGCGCTCGCGGGGGCCGCTGTACAAGTTCCTCACGGCGGGCTCGATTCTGGCGACCTCGGCGAGGCCGGCCGACAGGAAGCTCCTGGCCCACACCAAGAAGGGCATCCAGAACTTCCTGACGAACAGCCTCCTCGAGATCCGACCCATGTCCGTCGACAAGCTCCAGTCGCTCCGCCCCAAGGTCTGCACCGTGGACGAGTGGCTCTCGGGCGACACGCGCGAGGACGTCGTCGAGGCGCTCGAGCAGGGGGCGTCCAAGGTCGAGGGCTGGCTCATCGTGGCCACCTCATCCGAGGGCACCGTCCGGAACGGCGTCGGCGACACCAAGAAGATGGAGCTGATGCGCATCCTGCGCGGCGAGGAGGAGGATCCCCACACCTCCATATTCTACTACCGCCTGGACGACATCAAGGAGGTCCCGGACCCGGCGACCTGGATGAAGGCGAACCCGAATATCGGGATCACGGTCTCCTACGAGACCTACGAGCGCGCCGTCGCCCGGGCCGAGGCCAATCCGGCTCTGCGGAACGATATTCTCGCGAAGAGGTTCGGCATCCCCATGGAGGGGTACACCTACTACTTCACGTACGAGGAGACGCTTCCGCACCGCCGCAAGGAGTACTGGAGAATGCAGTGCGCGATGGGCGCCGACCTCTCGCAGGGCGACGACTTCTGCGCCTTCACGTTCCTGTTCCCCAACAAGAACGGGACGTTCGGAGTCAAGACGCACTGCTACATATCCTCGAGGACGCTGTCGCTACTCCCGGCCGCAATGCGGCTGAAGTACGACACGTTCATCGAGGAGGGCGGACTACAGGTCCTCGAGGGGGCCGTCCTCGACATGATGGACGTCTACGAGGATCTCTGGAAGTTCATCGAGGAGAACGAGTACGACGTCGTGTCCGTCGGGTACGATCCGTACAACGCCAAGGACTTCATCAAGCGCTGGGAGACCGAGAACGGGCCCTACGGGATCGAGAAGGTCATCCAGGGCGCCAGGACGGAGTCCGTCCCACTCGGGGAGATCAAGATCCTCGCCACGGATCGGCGGCTCCTGTTCGATCAGGACCTGTTCGGCTGGGCGATGGGCAACTGCATCACCCTCGAGGACACCAACGGCAACCGGAAGCTGTACAAGAAGCGCCGGGACCAGAAGATCGACGCCGTGGCGGCCCTCATGGACGCCTACGTGGCGTACAAGAACCACCGCGAGCTGTTCGAGTGAAGGAGGCCCATGGCCATCACTGACCGCATACGGCGGGCCTGGTCCGCCTTCAAGCTCGAGGGCAGGGTCCCCGACGACGTCGGCGCCGTGTCCACGGGTCAGTCCAGGAGTATGTTCCCGTCGTTCATGTCCAAGGACTCGATCGTCGCGAAGCTGTACAACCAGATCGCGCTCGACGTCGCGAGCGTGTCGTTCAAGCACGTCCGCGTCAACGAGTCCGGGGCGTACGCCGCCGACAAGTCCTCGCGCCTCGGGGAGAGGCTTTCGCTGTACGCGAACATCGACCAGACCTGGGACCGCCTCGCGCAGGAACTCGTCTGGACCATGTTCGAGAACGGCTCGGCCGCCCTCGTCGCCGTCGACACGTCGAAAGACCCGACCTCGACCGATTCGTACGAGATCGACTCGCTCCGCGTGGCCCGGGTGTCCAAGTGGTACCCTCGCCATGTCGAGGTCGATCTTTATGACGACCGATCGGGACAGCGGAAGCAGATCGTCCTCCCCAAGGAGGTCGTCGCGATCGTCAACAACCCCATGTACGAGGTGATGAACCGGCCCAACTCGGACCTTCAGCGCCTCATCAGCAAGCTCTCCATCCTGGACGCCATCGACAAGCAGTCGGGGTCCGGCAAACTCGATGTCCTCATCCAGTTGCCGTACGTCGTCAACTCCGAGTTGCGCGCGAAGCGGGCCAAGCTCCGTCAGGAGGAGCTCGAGCAGCAGATGGAGAACAGCAAGTACGGGTTCGCGTTCCTCGACCCGGGCGGGCAGGTCATCCAGCTCAACCGGGCGTCGACGAACAACCTGATGGACCAGGTCACCTGGCTCACCAATCAGGTGTACTCGTCGCTGGGGGTCAGCGAGGAGGTGTTCATGGGCAAGGCCACGGAGCTCCAGATGCTCACGTACTACAACCGGACCGTGAACCCCATCCTCGACGAGATCGCGAAGGCCATGACGGGCACCTTCCTCGGGAAGACCGCCCGCGCTCAGGGCCAGCGCATCGCATGGTTCAGGGACCCGTTCCGCCTCGTCCCGATGGGGCAGCTCGGCGACCTGGCCCAGGCGCTCACCTCCGCGGAGATCATGTCCTCCAACGAGGTGCGCGACAAGATCGGACTCATCGCGTCCGAGGACCCGCGCGCGGACGAGCTCGTCAACGCCAACATCAACAACCAGACGTCGGCGGCCCGACCCTCCGTGGCCCGGCCATATGCCGATCCAGGAGAGGAGTCATAATGGGAGGTAAGCGGAAGCCCGATGTCTCCGGGTGGGCGACGAGGTACAACGTCACCTGCTCGGACGGCCTCACCCTGGCACCCGGAGCCTTCGCACGAAGCGACGGCGGTCAGGTGCCCGTCGTCTTCCAGCACAACCATCAGTCGATCAGCAACGTCCTCGGGCACGCCCGCGTCAAGGACATGCCCGAGGGGGTGCGCGCCGACATCTTCTTCGACGACACCCCCGAGGGGAGGTCCGCCCGCACCAAGGTGCAGCACGGCACGCTCAACAGCCTCTCGGTCTTCGCGACCGGCGTGGAGAAGAGCGGCACCGTCGTCACCCACGCGGATCTCGCCGAGATCTCGCTCGTCCTCAAGGGCGCCAACCCCGAGGCGAAGATCGACGAGATGTACATCCAGCACAGCTACGGCGACGTCGAGGACGCGGAGGCGTTCATCGCCAACTTCGGCGAGACCCTCTCCCATGCGGACGATGGCGGATCGGATACCCCTGACGACGGCGACTCCGAGGAGGACGAGGAGGAGACCGTGGAGGACATCTGGAACGACTTCTCCGACAAGCAGAAGGAGGCCGTCGGCGTCATCGTCGAGGCCGCCCTCAAGAAGGCCGGAGAGGACGACTCCGACGCATCCGACGACAACGACAAGAAGGAGAAGGAAGACGTGGCGCACCACAACGTCTTCGAGGGCGGCACCGCCACCCTCAAGAGCGACGTCGATCTCGACGCCGCACGTGCCGCGATCGGCCACGACATCGTCGCCATGGGCTCGTTCCAGGCGGCGTACATGGCCCACGCGGAGACCTACGGCCTGAAGTCGCCCGAGGTCCTGTTCCCGGAGGCCCAGGTCACCGGGGACATCAAGACCATCGACCGCGACCAGACCTGGGTGACCCAGCTGCTCAACGGCGTCCGCAAGCTGCCATACGCCAGGTTCAAGTCCCGTTACGCGGACCTGACCCAGGAAGAGCTGAGGGCCCGGGGCTACATCACCGGCTCGCGGAAGCTGGACATCGTCACCGAGATCAACCAGCGCGAGACCGGCCCCCACACCGTGTACGTCAAGACCCGTCTGGACAGGGACACGGAGATCGACCTCTCCACCGTCCAGAACTTCCAGGTCTGGAACTACCTGTGGAGCCTGCTCCGCCGGAAGATGAACGAGGAGCTCGCCCGCGCCATGCTCCTCGGCGACGGCCGCTCCGCCAGCTCGCCGGACAAGATCCTGGAGAACCGGATCCGTCCGATCGTCTCGGACGACGACTGGTACACCCGCCGCTTCAAGATGTCCGACGCCAGCCTCAAGCTGGAGGACAGCTCGGCGGTGGAGGAGGTGTCCTACATCATGGACTCCTACATGGGCGACGGGATGCCGTACTTCTACGGCGCCTCCCAGACCATCGCCCGCCTGCTCCACGCCAAGGACAAGCAGGGGCGCGCCCTGTACGCCTCGAAGGCCGAGCTGGCGGACAAGATGGGCCTGGCCGGCTTCGTCACCGTGCCGTACCTGCGCAACGCCAAGACGACCACCGAGGCCGGCACGCGCGACATCTTCGGCATCATCGTCAACCCGAGCGACTACTGGAGCGGCACCGACAACGGCGGTCAGCTGACCCAGTTCGAGGCGTTCGACATCGACGTCAACCAGAAGAAGGCTCTTCTGGAGACCCGTCTGTCGGGGGCCCTGAGCGCTCCGGGCACCGCAATCGTACTGACCGGCACCCCGACGCCTCTGACCGGCGTCATGGTGCCCGACCCGAAGAAGTCCACCGACCCGCAGCTGCCCATCCTCAAGTAGGATGCGCTACTTCGGCGAGATCGGCTTCGCCGAGACACGTGAGACGTCCCCCGGTATCTGGCAAGAGGTCATCACGCCTCGCAGGTACCGGGGGACGGTCACGACCGCGTCGCGCCGCTACAACGACGGCGAGACCGTCAACGGGACTCTCAAGACCAACTCGGTCATCTCGATCGTGGGGGACACGTACGCCTTCGACCACCTGTTCGCCATACGGTGGTGCCAGTGGGCGGGAGCGCTGTGGACGGTCGCGTACGCCGACTTCAAGCGGCCGCGCATCGTGCTCACACTCGGCGAGCTCTACAACGTTCAAAATGGAGGGTGAATCGTGTCCCCGGAGGAAAGACGGCTCGAACTCCATCAGAAGCTGGTGTCGCTTCTCGGGAGCACCAACGTCTACCATCAGCCACCCGAGAATCTGGCGCTCCGGTTCCCGGCCATCATCTATCAGCGGGTGGACTACGACGTGATCCACGCCGACGACATCCCGTACCACGTCACTCGAGAGTGGCAGATCTCGGTCGTGTCGCAGGAGCCTTCGAACCCCGTCGTGGACGCTCTCATGGAGTGGCCCATGGCGGCCTTCAAGACGAGCTACGTCGTAGACCGCATGCGTCACGACGTGGTCAACATCTACTACTAGGAGGAAACATGGCCGTCCTCACATGGGACGAGTCCGGGAAGCGCTTCGGCGAGACCGGTACCAAGTACGGCGTCATCTACCGCAAGGACAACTCGGGGAAGTACAAGACCGCTCAGGCCTGGGGAGGTCTGACCGGTGTCTCCACCGAACCCGAGGGCGGAGAGGCCAACGACAACTACGCCGACGACATCAAGTACCTCACCCTGATGTCGGCGGAGAACTTCAAGGGCACCATCAAGGCCTTCGATTTCCCGCCCAACTTCTCGGAGTGCGACGGCACCGCGTTCCTCGACGACTCCCTCAAGGGCTCGTTCGTCACCGGTCAGGACCGCATTCCGTTCGGCTTCTCGTGGCGCACCACGATCGTCAACGACGACAAGGGCACCGCGTTCGGCTACCGCATCCACGTCGCGTACGGCTGCCTGGCCAGCCCGTCCTCGCAGGAGAACGCCACCATCAACGACTCCCCGTCTCTGAAGGAGTTCTCCTGGTCCTTCTCCGGCACGCCCGTTCCCGTGCCCGGCAAGAAGCCCTCGGCGTACCTGTACTTCGACAGCCGTTACGAGAAGCCCGCGGTCCTCAAGGCCCTGTCGGGCATCCTGTACGGCACCGAGAACAAGGACCCCGAGCTCCCGCTGCCCGCCGAGCTGATTCCGCTCCTCAAGGCCGCGAACGTGTAGAAAGGCTCCGGGGAATGCTCCAGATACGACTGTCCGCCGAAGAAGGATGGGACTCTGAGGCGGAGACCTTCATCGACTTGCCCGAGGTCGTGCTGTCGCTGGAGCATTCCCTGGTCTCCCTCTCAAAATGGGAGGCCATCTGGCACAAGCACTTCCTCGGCCGCAAGGACCTAACCCCGGCCGAGATCGTGTCCTACATCCGGTGCATGTCGGAGGAGCCGATTGACGACAGCACCATCGCCCGCTTCAGGCAGGCCGACCTCAACGCCGTGGCGGACTACATCAAGGAGAGCCGCACCGGCACAACGATCACCGACAGGCGCGGACAGCAGGGCTCCAGCCAGTTCGTTACGTCGGAACTCATCTACGGCTGGATGGTCGGGTGCCAGATCCCGTTCCAGCCGGCCGAGACCTGGCATCTGAGTCGCCTCCTGACGCTGATCCGGGTCGCGCAGATCCAGCAGGACCCGAAACCCAGCAAGATGAACCAGAACGATTGGATCGCGGAGCGCAACAGGCTCAACGCCCAGCGCCTCGCCGCGAGGAGGAAACATGGCTAAGATCAAGGGGATCCTGGAGGCGGCCAACACGACTCTCGTGCTCACGCCCCTCGCGGACACCAGCGTCAAGACGGGCGCGGAGAGGTGGATGATCCCGTCGCACGTCCACGTCGACTTCGAGCTGCCCGACGGGTTCTACAACGTGGAGTCCATCGGCGGTCAGTTCGATCTCGAACTCATCAAGATCGCCGGCGAGATCACTCCCGACAGTCTCGTCGGAGGAGGCGGTGGTGGGGGCGGTGCCGCCGGGCCCGGCTCGTTCCTGCGTCTCCGAGTCGGCGATCCGGTTCCGGCAGGCACCCCCTCCGGGACGCTGATCGTCAGGGTGGCATGAGCGCCAGGATCAGGGGCATAGCGCACGCCAACGCCGCTAACGCCTCTGGAACCCCGCTCACTGTCGCCTCGCAGCCCGGCGACACCGCCGTCATCATCGCCTCCGCCCAGCTGGCCGGTCCGGCGCAGCCATATTCTGTTCCGGACGGCTGGCAGGGCAACGCGGCGTCACCCATCGCCGGTACCAACCGGTCGGGGTACGTCGCTTACCGCAAGGTCGCCGCCTCCTCTCAGACGGCGGGGATCGAGTGGTACAACAAGGACGCCGGATGGACCGCCCGTCAGAACGCCGTCATGGTGGTCTTCGAGGGCGAGCTGGAGATCACCGTAACCGACTGGCAGACCACGATCCCGACAGTCGGCGAGGACACGTACATCGCCTCCCAGTCCCACGGCCCCATGACCAACAAGCTCATGGAGTGGACGGTCGCCGGCGATATTCTGTACGACGGCCTCGATTCGGTCTCCACCAACCGGTCGTGGTCCGCCATCCGGTTCGGCGTCACATCCCAGCCCCCGGGCAACATGGGGGAGGGGCAGATCCCGAACGCCTGGTGCGCGTTCACCGCCAAGATCGCTTTCGTGCCTACTCCCGGGGCGTCCTGGTATCAGAACGGAGCCGAGGTCCCGGCCCGCGTCTCCGTGTACGAGAACGACTCCGAGAAGCAGGCGACCCGTCTCGGCGTCATGCCGAAGGGGCCGTCCACTCTCGCGGAGTTGTACAGGATTCCGAACTTCGTGGTCGCGCACCGCGGGGGATCGTCTTCCTGGACCGAGAGTACTCAGCAGGCGTACACCAATTCCATGGCGTACGGCATGGACGCCCTCGAGATCTCGTGCGCCCGCACGTCCGACGGGGTCTGGTTCGCCAATCACGACAACAACCTCAAGGCGCTCGGCGGACCGGACAAGAACACGTCGAACATGACCTGGGCGGAGGTCGTGGACGCGATGAAGGGCATGCCCGACAAGATGCCCTGCCGGCTCGACTGGCTGCTCGAGACGTACGGCGACGACACGGTGATCGTCTTCGACCCGAAGAACAACC